GACGAACCATTTTCTTAGCATATCTAGTTAATAGACCTTTTCTTGGTACGAACGTATCTGGATCGTATACAAGTGGAGTCATGATTAACGGAATGTAAGGAGCAAATACAGCACCACTTTCTAAGAACTGAGTACCACGGTATCCTAATAGGATTGTGTTAGCAGTCATGTAAGGGTTTTTGTATACTTTTTGGCGGCTATTTAAAGCACCAACTTTTTGTACACCAAATGCGTAACTTGATTTAGCAGCATCACCATCTGTGTCAGCAGCAAATCCTGGAATTGATTCCAAAACAGTTGCTACAGTTGGAGAAACAACCATAAAGTTAGCACCACCACGTAGAGTTTTCTGGTGAATGATGTTACTTAATTTCTGAATTTTAGTTCCTAATGTTTGGAACCATTGTCCTTGAGAATTATAGAATCCTAAGTTTGTTTCAGCGATAGTTGCACCTGTACCTGTGATAGAGATGTTGTTAACAGCTGACCAAGTTTCAGTTCCTGCAGCAGCACCATCGATCAACATAGAAAGAATTTCTAAATCGATTTCTAATGAAATGTACTCACTAAGGATTGAAGTTAATTCAGCTTCAGCATCTAATGCATGGTATGCATTTAAATCCTGTGCAAATTCTGGTGTCCATACAGCTTTAAGTTTTCTAGTTTTAGCAACTATTGCAGATGATTGCATCTGAATGTTGATTTCTGGAATTACTTGGTCTGGGCAACAGTTAGCTCCTGATTCATCGTTAAATGCATTTGGATGAGGGTTACCTGCTTCAAAATCACCTCTGTTATTATCAGTTGGTTGAATTTGATAGTTTACAGCTACTAATAAATCATTTGTAAATGCTGTATCTAGTACAACGAATTTTACATTTGCTCCACCATCATAAGATGTAAATTCAGATACTTGTGAACCAGCTACTTGACCATTAGATCCAGTAATTACTGCTGCAGTTGCAGATCCAGAGAAAATATTAAATCCTTTTACACCATCAAAATCACCAAATTTTAAAGATGATGTAGGTACAGAAATAGTTGTATAGTCACCAGCTGCTACAGAAGCAGAAAAATCACTATTAAAATTTACTTCATCCCAAGTTGTATTAGCAGCAGTTGATACTACATTTAAAGATTGAGTATTTTGGATTGAATATCCAAATCTACCTGATCCATAAAGTCCACCTGTGTTAGTGTTTCCAAAAGGATTATCACCTGCACCTTTGTCTCCATATAATGAAGAACCTGCTGCGAATGGAGTCTTAGAAGATCCATATTGGAAATCTAAAAAGAATACAAGACCAGAAGGTAAATTCATTGGTTGTACTGATACAAATTCCTGTGCAGCAATTTGTCCGAATACTTTACGTACTAATGGTAAAGCAACTCCAGCCCACTGTCCACCAACGTTTACGCCAGTTTGAGATGAAAAAGTACCACCTGTTCCTACACCACCACTAGTTTGTGATGATTCTACTACAAGTTGTTTAGCTTGGTTTTCAAGAATAAGACCCATATTATTTTTGTGGGCACCATTCATTCCTTCCAATAAACCTGTTTTTTCCCATTTGCTAGCTAATCTAGCCGCGTCAGACTGTAAAGACTGATAAGGGTTTGCGCTTTCTAAAAGAGTATTTAAGCTCATTTTTTTAAGTTTTTAAGGTTAATTAATTTTTAAGTTTTAAATTAAACCAGCTAGTTTACGCATTCTGTTGTAAACATCGTTTGATTCAATTATTGGTTGTTTTTTAGCTTCAGTTATTGTTCCAGTTGCTTTTGATGCAGCACCTTTTGGTCTTGCAATTGCTTTTGTTTTCGACACTAAACCTTCGTTTAATGTTTCAAAAATAACTTTAGCTTCTTTTACTGTTGACGCTTTGTCAAATGCTTTAAGCACTCTAACTTTTTTGTCTTCAGATAAGTTTTTAGATTTAAAAACTTTGTTAGTGTAAAGAAGTTTAGCATTTAAAAGGTTAACTTCATTTAATTCTTTTTTAAGCTCATTGATTTCATCAATTGCTTCTTTGAATCTCATTTTTTCGGTTTCTTTTTCAATTCTAGAGTCATCTCTGTCTCCATCCTCGTTTCCAACACCTGTTTCACCTTTATCCATGTCTTTTGCTTCGTCGATTTCTACATCAACATCCACATCTTCAACATCTTCAACATCAACTATGTCTTCTTCATCTTCCATTGCTTCATCACCTGCTTCAATTGTTCCGTCTGCTACTAAATCTTTAATAACATCCTCAATGAATCCTTTTAAGTCATCTTCTGACATATCTTCAAGGTCAATTTCCTCGTCGTCTTTGTCTTCCATGTCTTCTTTTTCGTCCTTCATGCCATCTTCGTAGCCTTCTTCTTCAGCATCAGTACGTTCGTCCTCTTTCAAGTCCGCTTTTTCGTCTCTCATACCGTCCAAGTAGCCTTCTTCTTCAGCATCTGTACGTTTGTCTTCATCCAATTCAAGTTCAGCAAGTAACTCGTCAAGGTTAATTTCATCAAGCTCTCCTTTAGCTTCATCCATATCTTTTTTCTCTTCTTTCATTCCATCTTTAGAATCCATTTCTTCGTTTTTAACGTCGTCTTCTTCATACTTATCGTATCCTTCTCCAACGTCTTCTCGGTCCATTTCTTCTAATTTTGCTGAAAGCATAGATTTTAAATGTGGGGTGAATGCTTCTTCAAGAGCAAGTTTTGCGTTTGCAATAGCAGTTTCTTTAACAGCTTTAGCATCGGCGATTGCTTCTTTTAACAAATCATTGTTTGCCATAATCTCAAAATTTTTTTTGTGAAATACGATTATTAAGAATCGTAATAGGGAATAATATATTTTAGTGTCATATCTAGATACTCATGACACATTGCGATTATACGTATATGTAGATTAAGTAAAAATTAAAAAATAGTACAATTTCCTTTAGAACAAAGGATTTCGTGGATTACTTTATTTACATTGGTGTAATCATATGTAACTATATTTTTACCTTCATTTAAGGTATGCATATAAGAACCAGGGTTTGATGGTGTTGAAACAAAATCCCAACATAATAATTCAAAATCATCTTGTACTTCCATTACACCACCTTTATCTTCTAAAGAACCCATACCACGAGAAGATACACCTACGGTAACTCCACTTTTAATTAGTTCCTTAAGAATATTTCCTGAAGGGGTAGGTAAAATTTCTATCTTACCCATACAATTATCACCATCCCACCAATATTCAGATATTAGATGTGATACGTTTTTTAAATTGATAACGGTTGATTCTGGGTGGTCAAGTTCTCCCATTGAACGTCTTTGCTCAATAAGTTCTTTATATTTGTCCATTTCGCGATCCCATAAACCTTTTGAATAGTAACGACCGTTTCCGTTTTTTACTTCAGCCGTAGCTAAAATACCCTCTACCATCAGATTTCCACTCTCCTTATTAACATTTTCAGTTAATTGGGAGGGTGAAATCTTTACAGTATGAGTTTCTATTAATAGCTTTTTGCTCATATTATTTAATATCTATAGTAAATACTGATAATTTATAGTTACCTACATTATCTTCTTTTTTGGATATATTAAACCCTGCGGATTTAATAGCTTGAGCAATTTTATCTTGATTAGAAGCAGATGATACCTCTACTGAACCTTCTCCTGGTTCAATGTGTACCATATCTTTAGCTTCTCCATCACTAGATACTTTTCTTACATCTGCTATATAATTAGGTTTTAAACCATCTTTTTTAAAAGCTGCAAAAAGTTTTTTACCAGCACTTTTTTCTTCTAACCCACCAGCAGCCATTTCATTAATATTATTAATTTCATTTGTAGGGTGTTTAGCTGGACCTGATGGTCTATTTAAATAGCTTTTTCCAGTACCTTTACCTACTTTTCTTGGATAAGGATCTAATGTTGGACCACCTGTTGGATTTGCAAAATCAAATACGCTTTGATCATTCATTTCATCTACTATTTCAGCTTGTTGATATTTTTTACCACACATTTTTTCATACATTTTTTCCATCTTGCCTCTTCTTTTTTCTAAAAGCTTGATTTCTCTTTGCATGTCTTTCATTTTCTTTTTATCAACTAATTCTGATAAGTTTTCGTCTTCAGATATTGAATTTACTCTATCTGATTTTTCAGATATGTAATTTGATAAAAATTCTAGTTGAGCTTCCATTTTTGTAACATCACCAGCTTTTCCTATTTCAGCCAATTTAGTATCAATTGATTCTTTTTTAGGTTTTTTAGCTTTCATATCTTTCCCAGCTTTTTTCATAGATTCTTTTTTATCTCCATCACCATCAATATCCATAAAATCTGGTTTAGCAGCTTCTGATGTAGTGTCTGAATAGGATACGGCTGTGCCTTCATCTTCCATTTCATCCATAGGTAATTTTTTCTCTTCTTCTTTTTCAGCCATCATTTGACGAATAAGATTTCCTGATTGTGCTGCTAATGAATTTGGGTTTCCTGATGATACTACTTGACCAAATGCTTCTAAAACTAATTCTTTAGATTCTTTTACTAATTCCATAGAATCCCCACCATCTTTTAATTTAGTACTAAATCCACTACCACCATAACTTTCGCCATCGTTTTGTTGTTGTTTTCCTTCTTTATATCCTAAACCTTGAACTCCAAATTGTCCTTCTTTTACATAATGTAATGGGTCTTTAGCTAAGTTTTTAACAGCTAATTCCATTGCTTCATCTAAAGATAATTCTTTATTGTAGTTAATTTCTAATTGAACACCACTTAATACTTCTTGAGCATTAACATTATTAATATTCTCTACTTTAGGATCGTAGTCATAATTATGGGAATCAATATTTTCTACACCATCTGATATTTTGTATGACCCAGCTAATTTGCTATCCATTTCATACTTTAATTTAGAATCAGCTTTAACTTTTTCGTCTTGTTCTTTAGAATTATATTTAACTTTATCTTCATTATTTACAATAGGCTCTAATGTACCACCTTCTGCTAAGAAATTTTCAAATTTAGTCCAGAATGGGTCTTTAGCACTTGCCTCAATAGTATTAATTGGTTTTAAAGTTACTATTTGACCTAATTCTTCATTAATTAGTTCTTTATCTTTTTTAGAACTAAATTCTTTTGAAAGTTGTTTGAATAATTGATTTGGTGTTTGTTTCATAATGTTATTTATCTAGTAATATTTCAATATCTTTTATATAGTCTCCTATTATGTCTGTAGGTTTTATTACAGCAAAAGTATTAGGTTGTTCTCTGTAAGCTTTTATAGTTTCTATTTTTGCTAAACGTAATAATTTTTTTACTACATCTAATCTATTTTCTAAAACATCAAAAGCTTCAATACGTTCCTTATGGAATTTAGCTGCTTTATCTTCTTGTTCATTAATATTACAATTATACATATTAATAAAGTTTTTTAACTATCATTCCTGCTCCCTTTTGTACATAAGTACCGTCTTTATTTTTAGGAACTAATTTATATTTAAATTGTTTTGTATAAGCACTATCAGTAACTCCATCAGGACCTGCTTTAGGACCAGGGCCTAAATCTGCTCCATCACCTAATTTACCTTCACCCATTGTATAACCTAAAGAACTTACCATACCAGATGGCATTTTCATTTTATATTTGGATTTTTTCTTTTTTTTCTTTTTACCAGGTTGTAATTTTTTTCTTACAAAAGCATAAGGTGTATTGTAAGCACCGGCTGCACCTGACATAGATATTTCATCTACGTCTTCTTCAAAAATAGCTTTTTTATAATCTTCTGGGTAGTTATTTCTAACATGGGTACGAATTGTATTTCTTAGTTGTCTTGCTTGTTCATATATGTCTAAGAATTTTTTATCATCTTTAGCTTTTTGATATACACCTTTAGCTGTATTAACTAAATCCATAGAATCTTCAACTAATTTAGTTAAATTAGGAATATAGTCAACAGACCAAGTTATAGCCCCTGTTTCAGGATCTATATCCGTAACTACAGACTTTACACCTCCAGTAACCTTAGTATCACCTACCTTTATTTCTGTAAGTTTATATTTGTGTGCCATTTGCTATTTGTATTTCATTTATTAATTGGTAATAACGTAACAAATCAACTAAATTATTATCTCCAACCTTATCTGTTTTCTTTAATTCAGTTAAAAATTTAGATACTTCAGTAATTTTAACCTTTGTAACTTTATCTTTAATATTTTTTGTTTCTTTAACTAAGATACCTTTTAATTCATTAATTTTAACATTATAGAAATTTCTTAAATCCGGGGTTGAATCCACTGAATTGATGTATTCTTTGAGTACTTGTTTTTGAGAATTAGTTAATGAATCATATTTATCATTAAATTTTTCTAATAATACTTTATAAGTTAAAGTTCTTATATCTTTATCATATGCAGAAAATTCTTCAAGTACTGTTTGTTTAGAGTCTTGGGTTAATTCTTTCTTAGTTAAATGCTCTAATAAAGTTATTTTATTATCTACTAATTGTGTAGGGTTAGAAATAGAGTTTAAATTAATATTTTCTATTAACGTGTATAAAGCAGCTAATTCTTTATAATTTGTTACTTTAGAACCGAAAAAAGATTCTAGATTATAATATTTCTTAATTTCATTAATTAAATTATACTTTTGTTTTTTTAAAGACTTTCTATTGAATTTGGTTGATGCTTCTAATATCGTATCAATTACTAATGTAGCTCTACCTTCAGTTACTACTCTAGACTTAAGTATAGATTCATATAATTTATATTCTTTACCTAAAGAAGTATTTACAAAATATTCTTTTAAGATATCTATTGCAGGTGAATTACCACCTTTAAGTGTATCAGCGGTAATTTGGCGTACTAACAGTTCAAATAATATTCCTGTATTTTTGTACTTTGAGTGTTTTATTTTCATCAAAAAATATATTTATTTATAAATATGTAAAGTTTTTTACTTCTTTAATTGGTTTTCATCTAATAGTTTACTATTATCTTTATCAGACTTAAATACTAAATTCTTTTTATCTAAATCTTCAAATATTTGTTTATTTTTTAAGAAAGATACTTTAGCACCTTCAAGAGCTAATGGGCTACCACCTTTAAAATTATTACGTATAGAATCAGAATCATTTTTATCTTTATTTTTCATACCAGCAACTCCTAATCTATCCTTACCAAAGTTAGAATCTTGTTTATTTCTACTAGTAATAGTATTTTGTGGACGACCTAATTTAGGGTCATCTTCATTATAACCATCAGGTACATTGCCTGGATCTGACATTGTTCTTCCTTTACCATATAATGAAGCTAAATCATGGGGTGTACCATATGATTTACCGGTTTCTACAGGATCATTTCCTTCAGCTTCAATTTGTGCTATTCTAAATTTACGTTTAGCATCTTCCCTAGATAAGTCTCTATATTCATCATATTGATCTTCACTAAAATGATATACGTTATCATAAATCCAATCTGAGGGTACTAAACCTTGTTCTAACATGGTACCAGCTAACTCAGTCTTAGATTTTAATAATTCAATTTTTTCTTGTTCTAATACTATTGATGGGCTAGCCATCTGTAATGTAAAGTTAGTTAATGTTTCGTCTGTATAACCTTGGGTATACAAATGTACTAAAGCAATTTTATTTAACTCTGATAGTATTATTCTTTGTAATCTTTCAATAGTACGAGCAAATCTAATATCCTGTGCTGCTAATGTTGATTTACCCTCAATATCTTCTTCATATCCTAAAAATGCTTTTGGTATTTTAAGTGCAGCAAATAATTTACCTCTTAAATATTCTACATCTTGGATACCATCGTATTGTAATCCAGGTGCAGTTTCAATTTTAGTTGTTTGATCATTTCCACGAACAGGAATGTAAAAATCTTCCAACATGTTTTGTTGATTGAATTTTAAATTATATTCACCTGTTTTATTATCCTGGAATGGTGTACGTTTTAAATTGCTAATTGTTTTTTGCATAAATGCATCTATCTCGTTTGGAGGTATAGAACCAACATTCATGTAAAAAATACGTTTTTCAGGGGCACGAGAAATTCTATGAATTAACATTGCATCTTCCATTAAAACATATTGTTTATATAATTTACGAGCAGGTTCTATATATGATCTACCATAAGGCAAATAATTAACATCAGATATTAATCTAAAATGAGCCATTTCATAATTGTCAAAGAATATACCAGTTTCATTCATTAAATTACCACCACCTGCTCCTGGAACTGGATACATACCTGAACTTAAGTTGTCCATTCCATCCATAGCATATCTATATCTAATAGCAGATGGGTTTTCTGGGTCGAATCCTTCTTGTCTTTCAATATGATAAGCGGTATAAGGTACTACATTGTAAACACCAAATTTTTCTGCTATATCCAATTTTAAGAAAAAATCACCATATTTACACATTTGGCGTATCCACATCCATAAATTAAACTCTACATTTAATACATCATAAAATAAATTATATAATATTTTTTGTATATCTTCATTAGCACTTCTAATTTGAAGCACTTCACCCATATCATTTTTTAAAGTAGACTCATCCGCCAAAATATCTAAAGCAGAAGCAATAATAGCATCATTATCCATTACATCATATTCTGAATATAATTGGGGTCTTAAATATTGATAATTGATATTAAATTGGGCTCCATACAAAGATGATGGACTAGTAGAAAATATTCTATTATATCTGTCCATTAATGAATTTGTTTCTAATTCACCTGTGGATTGGATTTTACCACTATCAATTACTTTAATTTGGTTACCCCCAACATTCCTAATAATTACATCAGTTGAAAATAATCTTTTTAATCTTGTAAATACGCTTTTATCAGCCATAATTTGTTATTATTATTATAAATATTACCTAAAGAAGCCATCTAATATCTTCTTTGTTACCCCCCATATCTTGATGATATGGATTATCAGACCCTTTTGAAAAACCATACCCTCCTTGATATTCTGTTCTATTTACAGTCATACCCCCTAAAGCATTTTTAGTAGCCTGTAATCCTTGTTGTCTTAATTTTAATGCTGTGTCTCTAATATACATAGCTATACCAAAAGACATTACTAAATCATCATTATACCCACTTTGTGCTTCTGCCCTATTATTTTTCCATATAAAGGTTTTCATTTCTTCTAACAATCTTTTTGATTGTATCGTTACCCCTTTATCACTAATGTATTCTTGAAACTTACCTATTACCATAGGGCGTGTTCTAGAAGACATTGTAAAACCAGCTACCATTTTTGAATGGTCTTGGTATTTATCAAAATACGAATTAGCATTTGGGGAATCACTCTTTTGTGAATAGTAAAGATTAGGGTATTGTCTATCTAAAGCAACTTGTATAGTTGCCCAACCTATATTGGCATTTTCTATTACGAGCATTGCTTCATTATATTCAGTAGCTAAACCGACTAATAAATGTCCATACTCTTTTGTACCTAATTGACCTTTGTATTCTGCAACTTGTGTGTTATTTGCTACATCAATTACATGACATGCTGAGTAATCTTTACCATCTCCTCGAGCAACATCAGCTACTACGACATAATCTCTTGTATAATCAGGGGATTCCCAAACCCATAAATTTTGGTCTGCTCCTCTTCTTTCCATAGGATCTTTTACATATGTTTTTTCATAAAAGTCTATATATTCAGGATAAAACACAATATCACCAGAGGTACTAAAATCACAATCACACTCTTGTGCTGCCATCCTAGGATCACCTAATAATTCATCTTGTGTATCTCTCCATTTTTGATCTCTTTCTGGATGTACATACCAAGGGAGTTTTATAGGTAAAAATTGATTTTCTCTATTTTCTGCTCTAACCCATGTTTGGTGAAACCAATTACCAGTACCATAAGGTGTAGACAATGCTATACAACCACCCCCTGTAGCTAGAGTTTGTTGTGCTGATGCCCAAATTTCTCCAATATTATCAATAAAGGCAGCTTCATCAATTAATAGTAAGGATACTGCTTCAGATCTACCTGCATCACTTGAAGCGGATGTTGCTTTAATTTGAGACCCATTTGCTAATCGTAAAGTTAATTTATTATTTTCAGGAGCATCTATTTTAAGCCATGAAGGTAAGTTTTCGTACATAAATTTTACCTTTGTAACCATGTTTTTAGCTGTTTCTTGCTTAGTTGCAATACAAAGAATATTTTTATCCTTATGAAATGTCATTAACCATAATGAATAACCTGCACCTAGAGTAGAGATACCTAACTGTCTAGATTTTAGTACTACACTATAAGGATTTTCTTGAAATAACGTTAATACTTTTTCTTGGAATGGGTATAGATTAAACTGTATACGTCCACGTTGTGGATGCTGTATATAACAGTACTTACGCATAAAGTGTACTGGGTCTTGGGCACATTTTAAATATTCTTGACGTATTACTTTTTTTAAGTCAGACATGCTATTTTACTAAAAGTAATGCAGCTAATACAGCTACTACTCCAGCCCCTGCTGTTAGTTTATTTTTAAATTTTTGCTTTTTAATTTCAAGCTTTAATTTATCATTAAGTTCTTGGGTAACTTCTAATTGAGAACTTTTTGTATTTATTATAGAATTAAAATTATTAATCTTAAAGTTAAGATTATTAATAACACTATCTTTTAATATAATTTTATTTTCTAATAAAGAATATTTAGTTGTCACTAAATTTAATTCTTTTTTATAACTATCTCCAGTTATTAAATCTTTAATTACTAGACGAACTATCGGCTTTTTTAGTTGAATCGAAGTACTGTCCATAACGTTCTGCGAAAAACTGTTCAAGCTCATCATCCCCAAAAGAATCAACATTATTAACTTTTTCATTTGTTTGTCTTTTTAATGTAACTATTTTAATATCCTGTTTACTAATTTCCTGATCTAATTTAATTATTTGATTATTTAATGTATCAATTTCTAAGGTTAGTTCCTCATTTATACTATGTAAAGAATTAATTTTACTTTCTAATGCCTCTATTTTATTATTATATTCATTGATATATTCATCTTCATTAGAAGAATACATATTAATTAAATAATAGGCACCAAAAAATACTATAGCAATGTATAAAAACCTTTCCTTAGATGACATTATATCTTCTTTTTATCTAGAATA